CACATTAGGAGCAAATGTTGCTAATACTGGTTTCGTTGTTATGGCACAATCTGCTAAGGTTGACATAACAGGAGCTTCTCACTTAAATCAAGTTTGCGGGACTATTCCTGCTAATTCACAAATAGTAGATGTTATATTAAATGTAACAACTGTAAATAATGATTCTAATGCTGCAACAGTTATTGTTGGTACAGCTGATGATGGAAATGCTTTTATTCCATCTACAAGTGTTAAATCATTAGGAACTACTAGAGGTACTTTAGACACTGAAGCAACAAATATTGGTACAACTGATATTCAAGTTTTAGCTGATTTTACAGGTACAGATGGTGATGGAACAACTGGTAATGCAACTGTTACTGTATTATATATGCAAAACAATAGTATTGCTGATGCTGGAAACACACCATAATAATACTTTTAGGGGGACCCATTAGGGTCCTCCTTATAAGGAGAAAATATGTTAGAATTCTTAAAAGAAAAAGGCGAAGCATTAAAAAATTTTTTAGATAAAGATGATGAGGAAAAGAAAGAAAAATCATCAGTAGAAAAATTAATTGATTTTCAAGAAGCTAAAGAAGCAGCAGATAAGGCATTATCAGAAGAAGATAAAAAAATTCAATCTATGGAAGATACCTCTGAAACTGAAAGTATTGAACAGATTTTAGAGAAAGAATCAGCTAAAAAAGAAGAAAAATCTAAAGAAAAAGATTTAGATGAAAAATTAGCAGATATAGAAAAAGTTATTTCTACATTCGGAAATAAAACTGATTTAGGTGCTGTATCAGATCCTTTTAAAGGAACTAAATTTGAATTAAATAAACCAATAGATTTTCAATCTAGAGTTGCTAAAAATTATTTAACACCTTATTTAACACAACCAACTAGCCAAGAAGACAGAATTGCGTTATTATTTGAAAATCTTAAAAAACAAAATTTAATATAGGAGGAACAATGGCAGGATCAGATATTTCAGCAAATAGTGTAACAACTACAGGTTCAAATGTTGCAGCGTTTGGTGGACCTACAAGACTTAAAGGTTTTATTATTACGCCATCAGCAACTGCAGGAACTGTAACTTTTGTAGATGATGCTACAACTAAATTTGTAGTGACAACAGGTGCTAGTGCAGACAGTGGACCTATTAACATAAGTTTACCAGATGAAGGTGTAAAATTTGAAACAAACTTAAAAGTTAATATTTCTGCAAATGGTGCTAGTGGTGTAACAGTATTTTTTGGATAATGGCTACATCAAATACAGCTACATTTAATCTTACAGTTAATGACTGTATACAAGAAGCTTATGATAGAATAGGAGGTGATCCTATTTTAGGTTATGATGTGCGTTCAGCACGTAGAAGTCTTAATATAATGTTTAGTGATTGGGCTAACAGAGGTTACAATCAATGGACTGTAGAATTAAAAGATGTATCAGTTTCTCAAGGAACTGTAGAATATACTTTAGATTATGATTTAGTTGATATTATTAATGCAAATATTTTAGATGGATCAACTGAATATTCAATGACTAGACTAGGTCTTAATGACTATGCAGCTATTTCAAATAAAACTCAACAATCTAGACCTACTCAATTTTATTTACAAAGATTAAACACACCAATAATTAAAATTTATCCTGCACCAGATAAAGCATATACTTTAAGATATTATAGAATGAGAAAAATTCAAGATGTGACAGCTTCCACTGTAAGTGGTGTAGAACAAAATTTTGATATTCCATTTAGAGCTTTTGAATGTATGTGTGCGGGTCTTGCTTATTATCTTTCTAAAAAAAGAGTTAATATAGATCAAGCACAAAGAATGGAATTAAAAACAGATTATGAACAAGCTTATACAAGATTAGTTGCTGGTGATGATACGCCTTCTACAAGAATTTTACCATCTTCAACTAACAGATTTTATACATAATGGCAAATAAATTAGGTGATAGAAGTACAAGACCTCATAGAGCACCACATAATAAATTTTCAGGTGGTCAATATGCAAGAGCTATATCAGATAGATCAGGGTTAGAATTTCCATATCAAGAAATGGTTTTTGAATGGAATGGTTCATTTGTACATAATTCAGAGTTTGAACCTAAACAACCACAATTAGATTTAACATATTTTACTGATGCACAATCATTACAAGATGCTAGACCACAAGCAAATTTATCATCAACTGGTGGTGTTCCAGATCAAATAGACATAATATTTCCACCAACAGGTTCAATTCCTGCAAATGGAATAGCACAAGCAAGCACAAATTTGTTATCAACTGCATTAGGAAGTGTTACAGTAGTAACATGAGTATAGAAAAAAAATATGGTGTGATGATTGCAACACCTTGTTATGGCGGTCAACTTACAGAAGCTTATTTACATGGAATTTTACAAACAACTGTAAAAGCTCAAAATAAAGGAATTAGAATACATTTAAATACTATGGGTAATGAAAGTTTAATAACGAGAGCAAGAAATACTTTAGTTACTCAGTTTTTAGATTTTGATTTAAAAGAACCAGATAGATTTACTCATTTATTTTTTATTGATAGTGATATAGGATTTAGTGGAGAAAATGTAATTAGACTTGTAGAGTCAGATTATGATATTGCATGTGGTATTTATCCTAGAAAATCTATTGACTGGAATTCAGTTCCTAAATTTATAAAAGAAACTGGAGAAGAAAATATAGAAGCTAAAGCATTAGGCTATAATTTAAATTTTGCACATCCTACTAATATTAAAGTTAAAAATGGATTTACAGAGGTATTAGATGCAGCTACAGGATTTATGTGTATAAAAAAAGAAGTTTTTTATAAAATGAAAGAGGCTTATTCTAATTTAAAATATACAAGCGATCAAATAATAAATAACGAAAGATTTAGTAGTAATAATTGTTATGCATTTTTTGACTGTATTATTGATGAAAAAAGTAATAGATATTTATCAGAAGATTATGCATTTTGTAGACTTTGGCAAAAATTAGGTGGAAAAATTTTTGCTGATGTTATTAGTCCATTAACTCATTATGGAACTTATCCATTTAGAGGTAATGTATGGACTAAATTTAGTATAGAAGGAGATAAAAAAAATGCCAATGACATACAGCAGTCTAAAGACTGATATACAAACTTGGGCTGAAAATACAGGTACAGATTTTACAAATCAATTAGATACTTTTATAGATAATACACAATCTAAATTATCAAGAGAAATTGATCCTACAGGTTTTAATCAAAACGTAACTTCTTCTACTTCTATTGGTGATAGATTTATTACTTTACCGTCAGCAATAGAACCCATGCTTTTAAATTATTTAAATATAATAGATAGTGATAATAATAGAGTATTTTTAGAAATTAAACCACTAGAATATTTACAAGAGTATTGGCCTGATTCTTCTTTAACAGCTCAACCAAGATATTTTGCAAATTTTGATGATACTACATTATATTTAGCTCCAACTCCTAATGCTGTATATACTATGGAATTAGGTTATCAAGGTAGAATTAATCCATTATCTAATACTAATACTACTAATTGGTATACTGAAAATGCTCCTGATGCATTATTATATGGTTGTTTATCTGAAGCAAATCTCTTTACAAAAAACATGGAAGACTATAATATATATAAACAAAAGTATGTCGAAAGTGTGGCTGCTATCAATAATGAAGCTCGTAGAAACAGAAGAACTGACTACAAGTTTCCTGGTAGTCCACTAGGCGAAAACACATTAACTGGAGGACAATAAACATGGCTATATCTCAAGCGATAACAGTGTCGTTTAAGCAAGACTTAATGTCGCCTGGCGGAAATTTAGAAGCTCAGACATTAAAGTGCGCACTTTACGACAACACTGCAACTCTAAACCAAAATACTACTGCTTATATTACTGCAAATGAAATATCAAACAGTGGTACAAATTACACAACTGGCGGTGCTACATTGACTAATGTTGCAATTTCTACAGATGGAACTACAGCAATTTTTGATGCTGATAATGTTTCATTTGCTAATGCAACAATATCTGCACAAGCTGCACTAATTTATAATGCTAACAATAGTAATTCATCTATTGCGGTATTAGATTTTGGTGGTGTAAAAACATCAACTAACGGTACTTTTGAGTTACAGTTTCCAAACGCAGACGCTACGAACGGCTTAATTAGAATAGCATAAGGAGGTAAGTCCTTATGGCAAGCACATGGAGCCAAGGTGATTGGAATTTAGGTTCCTGGAATAATTCAGCAACTGGTGCTGTAATTACAGGCCAACAATTAAATACTTCATTAAGTAGTATTACAGTCGGTGTTGAAGTAAGACAAGGTTGGGGAAGAAATACATGGTCTTCTGCAACATGGAATAGAGCACCTGATTCTTTTATAGATATAACTACTGCTGGCGAATTAGATTTAAATTTAAATTTAGGTTTTGGCTGGAATAGAGAAGAATGGAACACAGGTGCTTGGGGCGAAGGATTAGGTTTTGTTCTTACTGGTAATGGTAATATATTTGCAACTTCAGCTTTAACTCAATTAACTTCAACAGCTAATAATATTATTATTACTGCAGGTGCTCCTATATCTATAAGTGGAGAACAATTAAATATTTCTCAAGGCGAAGAAACTGTAACAGGTATAGCTAATATAACTGTAACAGGAGAGGAACTGGTATCTGCAACTGTTAATACATTTGCTGTAGCAGCTGGTGGTGCTATTACTATAAATACTCCTACTTTAGAAGCCAACACAGCATTAAACAATGATGGTATAGTTGTAGGTTTAGCTAATTTCTTAGATATAGTAGGATTATCTTTAACTTCAAATTTAGGAACAATTACAACTACTACTCAAAATATTATTCCTATAACTGGAGAAGAATTAACATCTACAGCTAATACAATCACTATAAGTGCTGAACAAATATTATCAATAACTGGAAACGAATTAACTATTTCTCAAGCAACAATTATACCTAATTCAAATAATTTCTTGCCAATGACTGGAAATCAAGTAAATGTTGATGTTACAACACTTAAATTTTGGGATCCAATTAACGATAATAATCAAGAAAATTGGACTAATATTCACTAGACAAATTTTTACAAATATATATTATTTACATTAAATAAAATTAGGAGTATAAAGAATTATGCCATCAAGTTTTACATCGAGATTAAAATTAGAAAGACAAGCTTCTGGAGAGAATTCAGGAACTTGGGGAAATTTAGTCAATTATGTTTTTAACAGAGTAGATGCTTCTGTTTCTGGTTATCAAGCAGTTAATGTTGCAGGTTCTGCAAATGTAACTTTAACATCTAATAATTCTACAAGTAACACAGATGATGATGCTACTGATGATCAAGTACATAACAAAGTATTAGAATTAACTGGAGCTTTAGGCGCAGACATTCATGTTTTTACTGATGCAGTAGAACAAAATTATATTTTATTTAATAACACAACAGGATCACAAACATTAACTTTTGCAAATACAGGTCATGCTGCAAATGGTGTTGCACTTAAACAAGGTGCTAAAACTTTAGTATATTCAGATGGAAGTTCTATTACTGATGTTATGGCTGATCTAGGCGATATAACTACGACTTCAGTAACTTCTACAGGAAATGTTGCAGGTACAAATTTAAATGGTTCAGCAGTTATTTCAACTGGTAATGTTTCAGGTACAAATTTAATCGCTACAGCAAATACTGTAGATATTCAAGGTTCAGCTCCTAATGTAATTGCAACTAATGGAACAAATACAGATTTATTATTATCTCCAAAAGGTTATGGTTTAGTAACTTTTAATGGTGGTGGAAAAGTTCAACAATTAAATGAAAAAGTAAATACTTCTGCAACAGCAGCAACTGGTACAATTAACTTTGATGCAATAGATGGAGCTATTCAAAACTTTACTACAAATGCATCTGCTAATTGGACATTTAATTTAAGAGGTAATTCATCAGTTACATTAAACAATTATTTAGATACAGGTGAAAGTATTACTGTTGCACATATTGTACCTCAAGGTTCTACTGCTTATTATGCAAACGTAGTACAAGTTGATGGATCAACTGTTACTCCTAAATGGGTAGGAGGTGCTCCTTCCGCAGGTACAGCAAATGCTTCAGACACATATACTTATACCGCTATTAAAACTGCAGCTAACACTTACACTGTATTAGCTCAATTAACATCTTTTGAATAGAAAGGAGTTTTATGCCAATTATTGGATCTTTTGCAGCGTCTTCAGCAAGAGGAACTAAAGGAGCTGGTAGCAGCGTTTTAGAAATGGATTATTTAGTCATTGCTGGCGGTGGCGGCGGTGGTCGAGATGACGGCGGCGGTGGAGGAGGCGGAGGTATGCGTACTTCTTTTCCTGGAGGAACAAAAATAGAAATTGAAAGCGGATCTACTATTACAGTAGGTGGAGGAGGAAACGGTTCTAGTCCTACTGGTCCTACACCAGCTACTGATGGAGGTGATTCTACAGCTGGAACCATTACATCTAGTGGTGGAGGAGGTGGAGGAGACCCTGGTGTTAATGGAAATCCTGGTGGTGCTGGTGGTGGCGGTGCTTCAAATGGCACTGGCGGTAGTGGAAATAAAGGTGGTTTTCCTACACCTGAAGGAGCCTCTGGCGGTAATGGCGGTGGAAATAATTCCGGCGGCGGCGGTGGCGGCGGCGGAACTAGCGGTTCAACTGGTAGTAATGGTCCCGGAAACCAAAGAGGAGGTCCCGGTGGTCCTGGAACGGCAAATAGCATAAATGATTCACCTATTACTTTTGCTGGTGGTGGCGGAGGAGGATCAAATTCTCCTGGTCAAACTAGCGGCGGATCTGGCGGTGGCGGAACTGGCGGAGCTTCTAATCAACAAGGTACAGATGGCAATAATGGACAAGGTGGAGGCGGCGGTGGCGCCCCTGGAGGAGGACCTCTAAGAACAGGAAGAGATGGTGGAAGTGGTGTAGTTTATTTAAGAGATCCTACAGGAGCAATTTCATCAGTTACTCCAGGTTCAAATCAAATCAGTACTTTACCTGATGGAAGTAAAGTTGCTAAATTTACAGTAACAGGTACAATTAATTTCTAATATGAAAAGAATAGGTAAAATTATATCTGAACAAGATCCTTTTAATGTAGGAGTAACTTTACAAGTAGTTTCTAAAGTTATTGTAATTGATGACAATGATGATATTAACAATTTAACTCTAGAAGGAGAATGGAAAGAATTACCATCTGGTAAAGGAAAAGGTAGTGTTTGGAATGGAACTGAATTTATAAGTGCTCAACCTTATGCTTCATGGACTTTTGATAATACAAATAAAATTTGGAATCCACCAACTGCTCAACCAGATAATCCTTATACAACAGAAACAATAACAGTAGATGGAGTTGAAGAAACTTATCAAAAAGACACATATAAAATGTTTTGGGTTGAATCAAATTTAAGATGGGAAGCTATAAAAATTTCTGATAATCAAAATTATTATTGGGATTCAGATAATTCTACTTGGAATTTAATATAATAAAAATTATTTACATTCAATATTAAAACTTAGACCGTATCTTGGTTTATCAATAATGTTTCTTTTATTTTTGTGAAGTAAAAAACTTGAAAACACAGCAAAGTTTCCTGGTTTACTTTCTAATGTTTCATTTATTTGTGGAAATTCTAAAATTTGATTATGTTTTGATAATTGAATTGCTCCAGAAATAAATGAAGGTAAATGAGAATGTTTCCTTGTATATTCTGAAAATGATTCTTTAAATCCCCACGCTTCTTTTAGATTCCAACTATTAATTTCTTCCGAAGGAAGGTTATCTATAATATCAAAAATAGGCAACATTATTTTTATAAATTTTTTATCATCAATAAAAAAATTCCATGATGTCATTTGTCCTATTACATTAGTTTTATAGTTTTTATTTGATTCTAAATTGATACCTTCTTCAATTTTTTTAATAAAATATTTTGTATCAATAGGTATATTACCTTTAATAAAATAATACTCTCTTAATATTTTTGATTTAATTATTTTTTCTATTTTCATGCTTTATCTTTATTAAAAAAAACAAGTAATTTATATATTGATTTAAATGTAAAATCATGTTGAGCTGTATGATTTCTTGTACCTCTAAATATTATCATTCTATTTGGAAAAGCTCCTATTGAAATATCTGGATATTTATCAAAATGATATTCAAAAAAAACTGTTCCTCCAGAACTGGTTTGATTAAAACAAAGAATAGCTCCAAAATCAGTAGGATCAGAATGTACTAAACCATAAGTAGTGTTAAATTTTGATTTAGCAATTTCATTCATATCGGTACGTCTTACTTTTATACTAACATCTTTTATTTTACAATTTAATAAATGTTCAATCTTGTTTACAATAATCTTTTTATATTTAGGCCAATTACATTCGTGGCATGGATATCCTTGAAATCTATTACCATAATAATATGACGCCGGTTGATAACCAGGAACAAGTTTTAATTTTAAAATTTCTTTAGATATTTTTTTATATAAATCTTCTTCAAAAAAATTTCTTTCTATGTGTATAGAACCATTTAATATTTGTTCGTAAGGTTTCATATTATAAATTTAAAAAATTAAAGTAACCTGTAATAATATATCTATGTTTTTTATTAGGACATTTTTGTCCTCTATGAGTATGTGTAAAATATGATGGAAATATAGCTACTTTTCCTTGTTCTGATTTAATTACTTTACCATTAAAAAATTCAGTTCCACAATCGTGATCGCTTAAATAAATTTGTACGTTTAAAAGTCTTGTAGCGTGTTCCCAACTATGTTCAGCATGGAATTTTTCAAAAGATTTACCAGGTTTAAAATGTTTAAATCTCATATTAGTTAAAGCCCATTTATTTTTTGTTAAATTTATTTCAGGATATTTTTTTTTATATTTTTCTATTATTGGTAATATTAATTTTGTAATTTCTACAAAAGTTTGAGTTTTTTCTAAATCAAAAAAAACATAACCAAGATAATCATACTCTCCCGGTTTTGTCTTTTTTTTACATTCCTTAATTAAATAATTACATTCTTTTTTAGTTAATACATTTTTTTGTTCTAAAATAAAATTTTTAGACATAGCTGTACCACCCTGTTGCAATATATTTTATTTCTTTCTCTGCAGGAATACCTCTATGTGTAAATGTCCAATCTGCAGGCCAAATAAAAGTTAAGCCTTTTTTAGGTTTAACTTTTAATTTTTGATAATACCATTCAGTTTCACCTTTATATTTAATATCATTTAAAAAAGTCATAAAAACTAAATGTCTATTTAATTTGGATTTAGATCCATTTCTTTCAGTATGCCAAACTTTATATCCACCTTTTTTTGGATATTTTTGAATATTAAAACTTTCCATTATTGCCCATCTTTGTTGATTAGCTGTAGACCAGTTATATTTACTTATATATAAATTACATACTTTTTCAAGTTCATTTAAATATTCCATAGGTTGTTTATCTTTTGTTGTAGAATTAATAGGTAAATCAATTGAATCTTTTATAGATTTGTTAATTTTTGTTTTTCCATTAAAAACTATAGTTCCTGTTTTCTTTACTCCAGATTCATTTTTTTCTGTTTTTTTAAAATATTTTATCATTTCATCACAAACTTTTTTATCTATATACCAACCAGCAATAAAATCAATTTTATTATTCAATTTAAAAGGTTTCATATTTGATATAATTTATATCCAGGCATTCCTAAACAAGGTCTATTATCATATTTATTTTTACTTCCTTTTTTATTATAATGTAAAAAAACTTGTATACATTCAGTACCTTTAAAGGGTTCTCTCCAGTGTTCTAATTCACAACCTTTATAAATTAACATATCTCCTTGTTTTAAATCTACTTTTATTCCTTTTTGATTTACTTTACCAGTAGGCTCTAAATAAATTGGCCAAGGGTCTCCTCCTAAATTAAGCGTGGCTGATATATCACAAGAAGCTCTATCTTTATGTCGTTTAAGCTCGTCATCAATTTTATAAATTCTAGCATATGAATATGTTTCTATTAATTTAATGCCTGTAATTTTTTCCATAATAGGTTTTATTTTTTGTAATAATATCTCATTAGCTACATCTCCATAAATAGAAAAAGTATTAGGTATTTGTTTGTCTGTAAAAATACCTAAGGATTCAAAATTAGGTGGAATAAAATTTTTTTGTAACATTAAAGATGTTGTTTTTTTTCTAAGTTTTAAATAATCTTTAACAAAATTAATTGTATCAAGATTCATTACTTTTCTTTTTATAAAATATTTATTTTTTTTAAAATTATTCATAATCTGTAATTAATGTAAATCTTGGTTTTTTTAATTTATACTTTGGAAAAACAGCATCGTGTAATAATTCACCTTTAAAAATTAATATAGAATTTTCATATCCAGGTACAATTATTTCCATATTATTATTTTTAATATGTGTTCCTAATTCATAATTATCATTGGTTACATAATAAATTGAAGTTAATGTATTTTTTTCATGTCTATGAAAAAATTGTTTTTCTTTTTTCAATATTTTTAAACACCAAGAATATTTAATTTTATTTTTTTTATATTTTTTTGTTATATTAAGTAATTTATTATAATAGTTTTTCCAATGTTTAGTGTTATATATTAAATGTAATTTATTAATTGTTTGTTTTCCTGAAATATTATTTTTAAAGCAATAAAGATTTTCTTTAATAGCTTTTTTTAAATCTTTTCTAATATTTAAATAATCATTTTTATTTAAAAAATTTTTAATATGTATAAAGTCTAAATTTTCTGACATAACTTACCAGTATAAATTTCCTCTTGTCCACATTACTAATGAATATCTAGTTCCTTTTATTAAAGGTGTAACTCTATGATATAGAAAAGATGGAAACACTACTATCGTTCCTTTATTTCTTAACTCAGGGGCGGGAGTAATAATTGTTGGATCATTATTATTTCTAAATTGAAATTCAAAATCTCCACCTTTAAATTCCTTAGGATTAGAAAGACAAGCAACTAAAGATAACTTTCTTATTTTTCCATATTTACAAATATCTTGTATTGATGAATCACAATGAAAATTATAGTGTTGATTTTTTTTATATTTAGTAAATTGTATTCTTTCAGAATAATCTATTTGATATTTCCAACCTGAATTCATATTTGCCTTAACTACAAAATCATTTAAAATATCCATCAACCATTTATCATCTAAAAAAGCAACTTCAGAATTTCTTATTTTTTTTAAATTAATTTTTTGAGTTTTATTTAAATTTTTGAATTTATCTTTATCATATTCATGAGTTCTTGCTAAAACAGTTTTTTTACTTAAACCTAATTCAATTATTTTATCACATGTATCTGGACTAAGAGCATTATTAAAAACCCAATAATAGTCTTGCGTATTTGTAAACATTTCTTTCTAAAATTTAAGTAGTAAGTTTCTGTAGTTTATATTTTAATTCTGCTATTTTATTTATAAATTCATCATTGATTTTACCGAGAGCTTGTATTTGAGTTTCTAAATTTAAAATGTGTTTTTTATAATCTTCATTTAATTTAACTTCAGATTGTTTAACCATTTTTTCCATCTCGATTTTTTCTTGTAAATCTTTTATAATGGCATTTTTTATTTCAATTTCGTTCATTAATTTACTATTAGTATAATTATTATGATTAATAAACAACAATTTGAAGACCATCTAACTAACATAAAATATGCATCAAAATATCAGCAAAGAAAAGAGC